CGTGCCTAGGTGTATATGCATTAAAAATTTCAGTATCTAAACCAAATTCATTCGCGGACGAAATACACCGTTCTGATGCTTTAATAGATTCGCTATTAGTTTCAATTGTAATTACATAACAATTTGTCGGCTCATTATTAATACTATATTGTTTCAAACTCATACCCTAACCGTTTAATATCTTTAGAAAAACATGTTGCAACCCAATCTCTTGACTCATCGTCATAATATGTTGAATAATGATTATGCTTCGAAGGGTTAAGGTTATTTAATATTACATCTGAACCCCAGTATCTGGTACCTGTCCATCCAATCTCGTTACATACTTTTGCGAAATCTTCTTTTAATGTTTCAAACCTTATAAGAAAATCAAGTCTTTTATCAAGCCAATGTGATTGCTGTCTTCTTGTTATACTAGTATTAAGTTTATCATTAACTAATAACCTTACAAATTCTTTAAATATAACTATTTATGGTATTGACAATAATTAGTTTCTGTTTTATTCTATTGTAAACATTAACTAATAAAAGGAAGCACAATGAAAATTAAATTAGACGCAAAATCTTGGAACTATAAACAATTAAAAGAGTTTTTTTGGATACAAAATAAAGATCAATTAATCCATACATTGCTTACACTTTTTCAAGATAAAAAAGTTAACAAAGAATGGACTGAGAGGGATCATATTCAGATTGAAAAATATTTAGAGTCAATAGACTTAAATGAGTTATTTGAGGTGAAAAAATGAAAACATACTACACACCTAAAGAAATTAAACAAGCATTAAAAGATAAAAAGAAGGGAGAACGACTTAAGAAAAATATTTTAACAGCACATTCAAATTATTTGGCTCAATTTCAAGTTCATGAATTAATGGATTTAATTGAATGTGAACGTTTGTCTGGAGTGGATAAAATAATCCATGAAAACAATGATGATGATTATTCAATTAATCTGTTCAGGTTCAGGTTTTTCATCTAAACATAGACCAATATTTATAAAATACATTAAAAAGGAAGCACAATGAAAATAATAAAAATAAATCATCAAGATAAAAAAGATTTATATAATTGGCTAAAAAGAAGTCCATTCAAATATAAATTTAATGGTAAGTTTGCTTATGAGCCAAATCATGATGGCACGATAGACGTTAAGTTTATAATGAGGAGTAAAAAACATGAAATTAACTAAATTGATAAATAAGGAAGCACAATGAATTTAGAAGAACAAAATAAATATCAATCACAATTAATTTATAAGCATTGTGAAACTATGAGAAAATACGAAAAAGAAATTAGAGAATTAAAAAAACATATTAAATATTTAGCAGATGAAAATATATTTTATAGAAAATTTATTATGGTAAAATATGATTTAGACTACTTGCATAATCTTGAAAATAAAGATAAGCATAATGACAATTAAAGTAGATCATTATTTAACACATAGTGAAATAAAAGACTTAATAGCTTCTACATACAATGAGAATATGGAATTGGTATTAATGCTAATGTTTTATTGTGGTCTTAGGGTGTCAGAAGCGTTAAACATACACAAACACACCATTTTAAAGAATAAACCATACCCACGCATAGTATTAACTGGCAAAGGGTCTAAAACACGTGCTGTAAGAATTACTAATAAAACATTAGAAAAAAAATTAAAATCCAGAATTACTAAATTACCAATAACTAGACAAGCTGTTTCACAACACATTAAAAGAAAAGCTAAACTGCAAGATTGGTATGAGGAAAAAAAATTTAATATAGGTTGTCATACATTCAGACATTCAGCAGCACACTACTTTTTATTAAATGGTGTGCCTATAAATGAACTCCAATCTTTTCTGGGCCATTCCAGTATTGTGATCACGCAGCTATATTTGAAAACAAATGAATTAAATAGTGATAAGTGGAATATTGAATAATTTAATTGAAAAAATAAAACTATATTTTAAATATAAAAAAGTAGCTGATAGAACTTGGTTAAAAAAATGAAAAATTACACAGTTAGAAAACTTTTAAATCATGAATATAGAAAATGGTTATTAAAAAAACACTATGCTAAAAGGCTTTCGGGTGTTTCTTATGGTTATGGATTAATTGATGAAAATTACAATATTCTTGGTGTTGCTACTTTTGGCAGTCCAATGAACAGGCAATTTAATAATGGGGATTGTATTTTTAATAATTATAAAGTTAGAACATTAGAATTAAACAGACTTGTTATAAATAGTAATCAAGAAAAAAATTTATTAAGTTATTTTCTTAGCAACTGCTTAAAATTACTACCAAAACCATTAGCTATAATTTCTTATGCTGATCCTAACAATAATCATCATGGTTATATATATCAGGCTACTAATTGGATATATACAGGTAAATCTACTAATAAAAATAAATACACTTTTGAAAATGGTTCTACTTTTGATGTAAGAAGAGGTATACACACAAAAGGAAAAATTATAAAAACAGAAAAATTAAAACCAACATATAGATATTTATATTTATTAGGTAGTAAAAAAGAAAAAAAAGCAATGCTAGAAGATTTAAAATATGAACATTTAGATTACCCTAAAGGGAATAATAAAAATTATGAATGTATTGATATAGATATGAAAATACAACCAGAATTATTTAGTTTTTAAATGAATTATTTAGATTTGTTTAGTGGTGCTGGTGGTTTTCATCTTGGATTAAAAGAAGCTGGAATAAAATTTGATAAAACCTTTTTTAGTGAGATAGATAAAAATGCAATTAAAGTATATAAAAAACAATTCCCAAATTCCATTGAACTGGGAGATATCAACAACATCAATGAAAAAAAATTACCTAAAATTGACGTGGTTACATTCGGATTCCCTTGTCAAGATATTTCAGTTGCTGGATCACAAAAAGGATTGTCAGGTGCCAGGAGCAGCTTATTTAATGAAGCAATTAGAATTATCGCATGGTGTAAACCTAAATATTTTATCTTTGAAAACGTCAAAAACCTTTTTTCAGTTAACAATGGAAAGGACTTTGAATACATACTTAGAACAGTTGCCGACATTGGGTATAATGCACAATGGCAACTTATTAATACAAGCTGGTGGTTACCACAAAACAGAGAACGCATATATTTTATCGGATATATTACAGAAACAAGTACACCAAAAATATTACCTATCTACAACACAAGTGAAAAGTCTACTAAAAAACAACTTTCAAAAAACAAAAATATTTTAAAAACACTGCAATCTCCTGGTCATTCAGCTGGTAATTATAAAGATAGGAATTTAATTACAGTTGGCAATATTTATCCAAGTGGTTTTCAATCAGGTAATATTTATTCTGACAAAGGCTTAGCTACAACTTTATTGGCAGGAAGTGGTAGTGGCAAACAAGGTTATTATGAAGTTGATAATATGTATAGAAGATTAACACCAGTTGAGTGTGAACGATTACAGGGTTTTAATGATAATTATACAGCTGGTTTATCTGATACTGCTAGATACAAATTAATGGGCAACGCCGTTAGCGTTCCAGTTGTTAAAGCGTTAGGTTTAAATCTGAAACATCATTTGGTAAATGAATAGCGTTCTGTTGTGATCTCCCTTTTTTCTTAACACTTAGACCCATAGCTTTTATTAGTTTTGCAAAATGCTTACTTTCTATAATATCTCCACTATCTTCATTCCATTTGTTACATAAAGCCATTACTGGTACTTTTTTTCCAGAATGTACTGGAATAATTTTTTCTTTTAACCATTGTTGTACATGAAATTCTCTTTGTGCTTCTATATTCTCTCTTACCTTATCGCTAGTAAATTCTTCTAATTCGCTGTGATCTATCATACTCATAGTGTCATAAATTTTATAGAAATCTTCTGCATTATAAATAACTGGTAAATATTGTTGTGAAAATCCGAATGGTGTATTTTCTGTAGATGTATAATAGCTGTTTATTCTGTGGCTTCTAATCATTCCCTTTTTTGCTCCAGTTGTATAAATTCTCATATAAGAAGCTGGGGATATAACATAATCTACTTGTTGTCTTAATCTAGCTGTTAAATCACTTACAAATTGAGTTGTCATATATAGATTAATGTTTTTGTGTCTTAATTGTGTTATGTAGTGAATTAGCTTTTTTAAATAGGTTGCTCCACCAGACCAGCTATCAAAAA